CAAAGAAGCTAGTAGTCACTAGGGCCCCGGCGCGGCGGCAGTGGTTCGTGCAGATGACGCAGTACACTGACATTAGGCCCGCAGTGCAGACTGGCTACAACGCGTACCCTATCGACCCAGAGGTAGAGTGCGTGATAGTCTCTTGGGAGATGCTCCCCTACTGGCTCGATACCGTGAAAGCGTGGGTCGGCAGAGATAGCTTTGCGGTTGTGTGGGATGAGATTCACAAGGGCAAAGCGTGGAAGCGGCGCGAGAAGTTCGTGACGGCTGACGGCAGCGTGGGGCATCGGTGGATGACCAACAGAGCAGCAGCTTCGGCGCGTCTCGCCCAGTTCGCAACCTATCGCATGGGTCTTACTGCGACCCCTATCCGAGATAGACGTAGCGACTTGTGGGCCCAGCTAGACCTCGTACAGCCCGGTAAGCACATGTCCAACTGGAACTGGGTACACAAGTTCTGTGATGCCAAGCCCGCGCCTTACGGCGGCATCGACACGAAGGGCAAGAGCAACTGCGAGGAGCTAAAGGAACAACTAAACTCTTTAGTACATGTAGTGTCGTATGCGGAGATGTCGCAGCAACTACCCCCGAAGCGCAGGCAGTTAGTGTACCTGCCCCACACCGAGCTAGCCAACCCTCGTGGGTTTGTGACCGAGTATAAGAAGGCAGCCAAGCAGGGCCCGAGCGCACAGTTTGAGGTCAGCATCAACTGGGCCGCAGCGACTAAGCGCCCGTGGATTAAAGAGACAGTTAAGGACTTAGCGGAGTCCGGTCAGAAAGTGACCGTCTTTACCGGGCGGCGCAAGGACTCGGAGATGCTCGCTAAGGCAATCCGCAGTGCAGTGGGCAAGGGGGTGCCCGTGTGGTCTGGGCATGGCGGCAACTCGCTCGACGAGCGGCAGCGGATGGTGGAGGAGTATGCAGGTACCACAGGGGCAGGTGTTCTGGTGGGGACACACGATGCATTTGGCGAGGCGATTGACGGGCTGCAAAATACTGACACCGCCATATTCGCCTTACTACCTTGGACACCGGGACAAGTGACACAGGCCGAGGGACGATTTTCTCGACACGGTTCCGATCGTCCGGTACTTATTATGTACGTGATAGCAGAGGGCACCGTCGATGAGAGAGTCGCGGATGTCCTATTGGCAAAACTTGAGGACGTGAGCGAAACGCTTGCGGACGAGGAGGCCGGAGAACTTGTAGATACCCTTGCGGGTAAGCACAATGAAGATGAAATCTTAGCTGAAATACTAAAGATGTAGAGGACCACATGACACCAGAACAGATTGACCGATTGACCGAACACTTCCGAGAAAACCTAGACGGACTCGTCCAGACCGCCCGAGCCAAGGGCGTCCCTGCCGCCGCCATCACACACGAAATCGCCGCCGTACTTGGTGGTTGCATCGCGGTGTTTGGTATCCCCGAGTGGTCCGTCACAGAAAGCATGGAGGCTTCCGTGGATAGCTGCATGGACGCACTACAGAGCCGTATGCTTTCGACGCCCAACGTCTTCGGACGCCCCGAGGGGGAGGCGTGAGTTACCTGCTCGACCCCGGTCCTTCACGGAAGGGCTGGCATCGCATCCAGAAGATGATTCAATGTCCTCGTCTGTTTGCGCTGTCCTACCTGACCGAACGCCCTAAGGACATTAGGCCACCTGCGGAGCCCCTGATTAAGGGCTCGCTCCTACACGTTGGCTTGGCACATCACTATGCACTTCAGTCAGAAGAGTGGGCCGACAAGGACTTGTACAGCCCGCATGACTCGATTGAGGTGCTGGCCCAAGAGCAGCCCGTAGGGCATAGGTCTGCTTGGCAGCGGTACGTCCCTCAGGTCCAAGCGGCGTTGGCGGACTACATAGTGCACTGGTCCGCAGAGCAGTGGACGCCACAGGGTATCGAGCATGAGCTATGCGTTAATGTCTTCGACGAGGAGACGAACAAGACTTACTTCTACACACAGCGCGTTGACCTTGTGTGGAAGCATCCGGTTACCGAGAAGATTTGGTTTGTTGACCATAAGACAACCGGGCGCTTTAGCCCCCGCACAGTCGGGGAGTATTCAATGAACGGCCAGTTTCTGGGCTACCAGTGCATTGGCCAAGAGATGTTTGGCGACATGTGGGGAGGCGTTCTTCTGAACGTCATTGAGTGGAGCAAGGATGGAGGATCACCAAGATTTGAAAGGATGCCTATCGATCCAGCACCACACGCTGTCGCCAACTTTAAGAAGACAATCATCCGAGCAGAAAGGACACTAGCAAAGTATGCAGACACAGAACCAGCACAGTGGCCGGGGGCGCATCACAACGCAGCCTGCTGGCCTTATCGCAAATGTAAGTTTTACGAAACCTGCCAATGGGGAGGAAACTCATGACTAAACCAACAAACGAACTAGCCCTATTCATCATCACCTATGGTCCAGCCAAGATTGGTAAGACCTTGGCCACAGTCCGAGCAGTGCCCGATGGTCTGTTCATCGCCCCTAAGGGTGCGCTAACCTGTGCGAGGTATCTTAACTGGGAGCCCAAGGTGATCGAGACGGGACCGGACATGGGGATCGCGAAGATCACCGAGGTCATCAAGCAGGGCCAAGACAAGTTCCCTGCCATCATCATTGACGATTTCAGCATCATCTGCGACCAAGAACTGGCCGCGTGCAAGAAGGCTCATGCTGGGTGGTCTGCGTTCGATGTCTTTAACAAGCGTGTCTACGACTTGCGAGACGCAGCAAGGGCAGCGTCCTGTCACGTTATCCTGAACATGCACGAACAAGCCCCGAAGGAAGTGGGACAGTCTGACGACAAGCGGTGGATCAAGGGGTGCCCGATGGTGCCCGGTTGGCAGTTGCCGGAGAAGCTGCCGTCTCACGCCGACCTCGTGCTCCGTGTGGTGTATGACGAGAAGGCGATTGGGTGGCCCTACCTGTACCAAAGCGGGCCGGACCCGGACTACATTACGGGGGATAGGCTCGCGATTACTCCCGAGCGGTTCCCTCTCAATCTACGCGAAGCTCTTTTGCTGGCAGGGTGCGACTTGCCCCGGCCTGATGAGCTTGCGCATTTCGACCCCTTGGTTGATAAAATCTGCAACGATCTCATTCCTGAGCTTGCAGCCAAGCGACCGAAGGTTAAAGACCTGCTTTCCTCATGGGCACAGAAGCTCACAGATGAGGACAAACTCTGTCCACAGCACATGCGGTGGATTTTCTCGGATGCGCTCGATAGGGCGCATCTTACTCAACACAACAACAACCTAGTTAGCAACTTTATTAATAACCTGTGAGATGACCAATGTTTAGTTTTGACTTTTCGAATGTTTCCTTGAACCGCCCGCCTTCCGAGGCTGGTGTATACACCGTTAAAATCACCGATGTCGATTCCTACAAGGCCCGTAGTGGTGCCTTGCGTATCGGCTTTAAGTCCACCATCACCGATGGCACCCACGAGGGCTGCACCATCAACGATGGCTTCAACATCCCTAAGTCCATGTCGGGCAAAGGCATCAGCTTCTGGGTTGATTTCTTTGAGTCCCTCGGCATGAACAAGTCCGAGTGGTCGAGTGCGTTCTCGCTCCCCGACCTCACGGTCACCGAGTCTGAGTGGTCGGACATGTCCACCAAGCAGCGGGATAAGATGGAGGAGAAGGTGATGCACGCTGTGGCGGATTGTCTGAGAGATACCTGTGTGGGTTTGGTCGGGTACTGTTACTACGCCCCGGCTGTTGAAGAGGGCACCTACCCCACCAAGCGTTGGGTTAAGAAGTCTGATGTGAAGAAGAAGCAGGCGGCAATCGCTGCGGCTCCCGCTACGAATAGCGCACTCGACGGCTTCATTAACCTCTAGTCCCAAATAGGGGCGCTCCAATCCGGTCGGGGTACTCTTTCCCCCCGTCTGGTAGCTTGTAGTTCGGCGTGGAGCGCCCCTATTTTTTTACGGGGGCCCTATGTCTTTTGACAAGGCTAAGTGTGACCAGTGCCCACTTAAAACGCACTGGGAAAAAGAGGGGTGCTGGAGCCCCGTGGACTTTGAAACCAACACCGAGCCCGGTGGTGTGGTTCTTCTAGGTGATGCGCCGTCTAAGTCGGACATGGATGGGGGTCGTCCCCACAGCGACATGGCCGGGGCGTACATCTTAGAGGAGCTAAAGGAACTGGGTATCTCCAGAAAAGATGTGTCGTGGGGGAACATCCTCGGATGCCGTTGGCCCAACGATGACCCGAAGACATATCTGGCCAGCCTCCGGTCTGCTAACCGGAAACGCAAAGCAAAAGGGAAGCGCCCTTTCATGTCCCCTATCGAGGCGTGCTTGGGGCACAGGCTCGACAGGCTGAAGCACTTCGGCACTATTCTGACAATGGGCGCCATAGCATCCAAAGCCGTCTATGGGGGGAATCCCAAGCTCGACAGCATCCGAGGCGGTCCAGCCCTTGTTGGTGGACAGAAAGTCCTCCCGACGTATGCTCCGACTACGGTCCAGAAACAACCCAAGTTTCGTTCGGTCTTCGCGAGTGACTTGGCTAAGCTGTTTCGGTATCATGAAGGCGCCCTTAGATGGGTGGACCCAGAGGTCCACTACAATCCGACTGTTCGTTTTGCGGAAGCGTTCTTCGACGAGGTGCGTCAGGCTAAGTACATCTTGGCATACGACGTTGAGACGGATGGCGTAGACTGCCTTAACGCGGACCTTAGGTGTGTCGGCATCGGCACTACGGATGTCGTCCTCATCTTCGGTTTCCTCAGCATCGACGGGCTCACCCGACTCTACGGGCCGGAGAAGGAACGTGAGGTGAAAGACCTCCTTCGCCGCGTGTTCACCGACCCCACCATACTCAAGTCGGGACACAACGCGGGTATGTTCGATAGATGCGTTATCGAAGAACACTTGGGCGTTACACCTGTTCCACTGGTGGACACCATTCTCCTGCACAAGTTGGCGGCTTCCGAACATAGGCATGGCCTTGGCTTTGTGGGCTCCCTTCTCACGGATGTCCCCGCTTGGAAGGCGGACCACAGCGCGGTCGAGGCGAGGACGGACCACGAGCTTCATTCCTACTGTGCGACAGACGTAGCCGTTACTGCCCGCATAGTTGAGCCCTTGAAGGTATACGCACGCCGTAGAGAACAACTCCGGCTTTACCCCTTCGACGCGAAGCTCCAAGGGCTTTGTGTCGGGATGAGACGCATGGGCCTTAGGGTGGACGAAGGTAGGCGCAGGGAGCACGAGCGCGAACAGAGAGAAGAGTCCGAGAAGTGGAAAGCTGTGATTCACAAGATGGCCCCTTCCTTGCAACCTAACTCGGGAGCGCAGGTCAGGGACTTACTCTTCGAGAAGTGGGCCCTCCCTCCACAGAAGTACACCGAGGGTGGCGACTTTAGTGTGGACGCAGATGTGCTTAGGGCGCTTGTTGCAAGCCCCTTGGTGGACGATGAGCAACGAAAACTCATCAACGCGCTTCGCTTTTACCGCAGAGCGGAGAAGCTACAGAACACCTACCTACGTAAGATGTCCCCCGGTAGCCCGGTTATGAGCGGTGAGTACCTGCACAGTGATTGGAACGTACACGGTACTGTGACGGGACGCCTGTCTAGTTCGGGCCCTAACCAGCAGAACATCCCGTACAGCATCCGAGACATGTTCGTCCCACCACCGGGCTGTGTGTTTGTGGGCGCTGACTATGACCAACTGGAGCTTCGCTTCGCCGCAGGCTTAGCGGGGGCCCCGCTGTACATCAATGCGTTTGAGGCACAGCAAATCGATCCACACAACCTGACCGGCGAACTCATGTTCGGGGACAAGTTCTGGGAAGCCGAAGGGGCCCCTAATACGAAGATGGGTAAAGGCACAGGTCAGTTTAAGAAGATGCGGAACCTTGCCAAGACCATCTGCTTCGCATCGCTGTACGGGGCCAGTGCCCCTAAGATACATGACCTAGTGAGTCGCACCGAGGACAACGACGGTAACCTCCTGTACGCCCACTACAACATCCGACACATCCGTACACTCCATCGGAGGTGGAAAGAGCGTGGCCCGGAGTTTGCCAAGTGGTGGGCCAAGACACTACAGGAGTGTCGTCACCGGGGCTACGTTGAGGAAGTGGTGTTGGGCAGGCGTAGGTACTTCCACATGGAGGACTACAACGCTATCCTTAACTTCGGCGTGCAGGCGGGCAGTTTCGCCGTCGTAGCGAAGGCAATGCTAGAACTGGTCGAGGGGCCGCTGCCCTTCGACTTTAACCAGAAACATGGACTACAGAACCAGCTTCACGATGCCGTGTTATTCGCGGTGCCCGAGGCTAGAGCAGAGGAAGCGAGAGACATTATCACAAACACCCTCACCGCAAGGGTTGAGGGGTTACCCGTTGAGTTTACAGCAGAAGCCGAGATAGGCAATGATTGGAGTAAAGTATGATTAAAACATTAGTTAGTAATATCAAAACGCAGAACATGGAGTTTCGTCACAGGTTTCAGGCACCGTACGTCCTGCTCACTGGCCGTAACGGGTCGGGCAAGAGCGGCCTGATTCACGCCTTGGAACTGGCCGTGTTCGGTCAGGTGTACGACGCCGCAGGCAAGGACATTAAGAGCAAGGGGCTCGTGGCTATGCTGACCAGCGGTGGCGAGCCCGTGGTGGCGCAGGCAATGACGACGGACAACATGCGTTATGACTTCCACGAATCCAGTGGACCGAAGCTGCTCAACGCTATGGACTTGTCCATGAAGGCAATGACGGGTGGCACCAACGCCCTGAGCAAGTTCCTGCTCCAGTACCTCGACGACAACATGCCCCTGTCTATTGTGTACCAAGGCTGGGACGCCCAAGTGGAGAGGCATGGGGGTTACCGCGAGGCCCTGTTGAGGATGCAGGAGGTGGTAAGCAAAGCTCTTCGCAGCCACCGGGCAAAGATTAAGGAGTTGGACATTGCGACGAGGTACGCCTCCAACAAGCAGGAACTCATCGAACAGCGTTCCGAAGCAGTTCTGCACGAGGCACAGGCCAAAGACCTCGACCGACAGATTAAGGCGGAGATTATGCGGTTCGTGCGGGAGGCTACGCCACACTTAGAGAAGCAGATGGAGTCCTACATGCCCTCTAGTATGGCGGCCCCGAAGTTTCACTTCGCGGGCAACGAGGTG